TGAAATATTAATTTTTACGTCTTCCATCTATTTGATTAATTCACTATAAATTCCATTATTAGTATACCTTGCAAAGTTAAGGTTTATTTTGTTTTGTTTTTGTTCAGGTAAATATAGGTTTTTTTGATTCGCCATTATTGCTAAACCCGAGCTGATACTAGCATCAAACTTAGTTCTATTATTAATATCAAATCGCGCCCACTCATCTAGGGTCCTAGTAAAATTCATGCTTCCCATATCAGAGGGCTCCCTATAAGCTCCTGACAAATCTAATCCAATGTGTTTTTCTATGTAGGATTCTATGGCTGATGCATGTGATTGCTTAACGTCTTCTGAAGTATTTGGTATGCCCCCTAATTCTTTTTCGGTTTTAGATAGTTTATTAAAATGCTTATCTGGCCTGTTCATACAAAATCCTCTATATCCCCTGTTTTTAAAATGATATAACAGCCTTGGTTTATTATTCTCAATTAAGATAGGCATGCTGTAAAAAACACAAGCCATAAGCACCTCTTCAAAAAATATCTCTGCTGTTTGAGGCCTCGCTACATACTCTAAAAAAAACTCACTACTAGGCGCCTCTTCCATACTGTATTTAGTTAGACCGTGTAATGCGCCATTTGATCCTCGACCTTTTACTGTTCCTGAAATGTCATATGAGTCACAACCAAAAGCTCCAATGTGTTCGTTAATTGGAGAATAGTGTCCATATTTTTTATATTTTACATTTGTAATATCCTTGTTCGGCATCCAGGAAACTCTAAACCTACCTTTTGGATCGGGTGTAAAAATAACTTTAGAATCTAATATGCCGTCTTGCCAGTAAAACTTTCCTCTTGTAACATGCTGCTCTATAATTAAAGAATCATTGTAATCTATTTGTTGATATATCTTAGTTAAATTAAATAAAGAGGTTTTGCTTTCATCTCTAAACGCATGAGATTCAGTGCGAGGAAACTGTCTATAAAATTCATTCAGTGCATCTGGATCTTTACTTAATGAGTCTACTTCAGCTTTCCAATAGTCAATAGCGCCATTGCTTATCATTTCATCATCTACACCAAGTATTTTTGTTTTGGGCTTATAAAAAACTGGCATTCCAAATTTATCTATAAACCCTTCCATATTCCACTCCATAGGAATAAACAAAGAATACATTCCGCTTTTAGTTTGACCATTGTCATTTCTCGTTTCTACGTTTGAATCCTCATATAGCTTTTTATAATTATCCCCACCTTTGCTCAGAGCGTTTGATGTAGATCCCATCATACACTTGCCTATAATTTTACTACCTAGTCTTAAACATGTTTTAGTAACTCTCCAGTTGTTTAAGATATTATTTGGTTTTATCCATTTACCACTTTCGTCATGTACTAATAACAATAACTTCTCTCCATCATAAGAGTTTTCGTCTGTGTTTTTCCAGTCAATTGTGGTGTCTAAACCATAGAGCTCGTCATCTACAGTTTTATACATATTTTTTTTTGTAATCTTAGAGGCAGGTATACGAAAAGCTAGCTCTGTCTTTGGCTTATCCATTCCATCTTGAATAGGTTTAAAAAAGAACGGAAGTCGGTTTGCTATTGGCACGACCTTATCTGTAAACATTTTTTTAGCATCAGCTCCTGTCTTTGAAAGTATTCCAACTCTAGAGTCTTTAACTAAAGTTCCCGTGTTTACACACTCAGAAGATCCCATAAAAGAAAACCCTGATCTTCTAATTTTTAAATAAGATAAACCGAAGCATCTATTGTCTGCTTTACATGCTTCCCAGAAAATAAAAAATATTCTATTGGCTTCTCTAAAATCTGGATACCCTATATCTATACTTGTCCATTGTAAATACATGTAGTGTGATCCTGTCATATAGGTTTTCTTTCCATTGTTGTAAAACCAATGCCCTTCGTCTCTACGGTCAAATTCTTGCTCTATATAATCAACCCATTTATCCTTAAATACACCTACCATTTCATTCCATTGAAATATAGATTGGATGCGACTTAAAGGTTTAGGCAATTCTTTTCTTACCCAATATTGCTTGTTTGCTATATCAGAGTTCTTTTCTATTTCATTAGGTACTAAAGGAAGAGCTATAGTTAAACCATTAATATTTACTATGTCCCCAATCTGTCCAGTTTTTGATATGACTACCATATCATACTTTTCGCTATAACCATAAATCCAAGACTTTGCTTTATTTTTATTAGTTAAGGCAGGCTTAGTAATTAGATTTTTTACTACATAAAATAATCTATTTTGATCTTCGCTCTGCAAAACCTTGTTTAGATTGGATTTTGTCTCCATTTTTCTTGTTTATGTTAATGTTTTCTTGCTCTGTATCTATTTTATTTAATATATCAAAAGCATCGAATATAGCAAGTTTTTTGGTGGCCGCTGCATTTTTTAATCTATCCGCTGCCAACTCGTCTTCGGGGTCATGTTTTATTATATCTTCCTTAGCAACTTTAATCAGTTGCTCTACAGCTTTTTTTCCCGCTTGTATTATTTGTATCTTTAAAAGTTCTGAACTCATTTCTTTAGTTTTAAAAACATTACTTGAACTAACCTTGAGTATTCTCCTTTTCCAAAATTTTCAAATATATTTCTAGAGTGCGGTATCGGAGAATCAAATATTACTAATCGATTATATTGAGAATAAAAAGTACACATAGGTACATAATCATCAGCAACTCTGTTATATTTATACAGAGTCGTACCGTCAGATGGAGGATGCTGCTTATTTAAATACAGCAAAATTGTTTTATCTCCCATCATTTCATCTGTATGTATGAAATTTGGTTCTTCTTGATCTAGGGGCGACTGTCTTATAAAATTATAAGTTACTTCATAATTCGGATACGCTTCCTCCATTTTATATTGCAATTCATCCATTCCCCTAACTTGTATTCCTTTGAATATACAATCACCATCATCCACATCAATAAATTCCCCTTTTAATATGTCTCTAACATATTTATTAGGATCATCCAAGAACTCGTCTATCATTGTGTATGTCATAACCTAAGTGTTATTTGATGATCAAACATTCGGTAAAGTTTTTCACCGTCAACCTCAAACTCATATTCGCTATCTGGTTGAAAGCTAACAGGGCATCCTGGACCAACTCCTTGCTTTTCTAAATAAGAATTAGGATAAACCATCTCACCCATAAGTGGCTCTTCATTACCTCGCTTAAACATAAACGAATCTTTCTTATCCATTGGTTTTACAAAACAATATCGGTCATGACTATGCCAATTCCCTTTATGATTATACATAAAAAACTGATCGTTGTCAATAAAAAATAAATCATCTTTAAAATAACTCTTACCGCTTTGCTGTCTACCCTTCATGTCATTATAAAACTTAAACACATTATGATGAACTAGAAGAGTGTCACCAATTTTTATTGGTCCTTTGTATTTTAATGGTAACTCTTGAACTACGCCTTTTCTGTTTGAATACTTATAGTCTTCTTCAGATGAGCTTGTAATAAAATCTAGACCTCCAATATTTTTGGTGTTGTTATAGCGTTTACCTTCTAAAGGTTTTACTATAAAATAAAATGGTGACTTCATTAAAAGTTTATATTATATTCTATAGATACAGGAACCTCAGCGCCAAACTCTTTCCAAAGTAATATTTCATCTTTTCTTTGAATCCATATCTTTATCGAGTCATTACTAGTGTCGTGCTGTATCAGGTGAATAAAATAATTTCCATTTAAAATTTCTTGACCCACTAGATAGTGCATCGCTCCTGACTTATAGTCTGGTCCTACAGAAATCTTCCTTATATCCATTAGATTAAATTTAATTTGAATATAAAGATACAAATATTTTAACGCGACTTTTGGTTCAGTTGTTTTTGGTGGGAAACTTAATACCTATTTTATCTGCAGTACGAGCTCCAAAGTATCCGCATAGCACCCACGTGACGAGGCTTGCTGTATCGTCAGTTTCTAAACCCATGTACCACCCGCCTACATATGCACTAACTAGTACAGCTAAAGTTAAGGGTCTAATGTTACGCGCTAGCCAACTTTGACTGTTTGAGTCCGACACCCACCTTTTGGTTACACCATCTATTTCAGAACGCTCTACTCTTAGCTTTTCTAAAGCTATAGCTTTATCTCCCTCAGAGAGCTCTTTATTGCCGCTAATTAGTTCTGATATAACATTACCTGGAAGAAAAGCATCTCCTACAAGACCTAGTATGGACGGAGCCTTATTAATAAGAAATTTTCCTACTCTTGTTTCTTTAAAAGGTTTTTTTGTTTTACTCATATCACCTGATATGTTGTTTTACCATTTTGTTTTACAGCCTTTAAGGCTCGGTTTCTGTTTTCATTATCTGATATATAACTTACATGTACCCAGTCTGGGTTGTTGTTATCTCCAAACTCCCAAATAATTTGATCGTAGCTAAGGTTTTCTTTTATGTAATTAAACATCTCAGCATTTGTTTTGTATCCAAAAGTATCGTCTAAATCAATTGCTCTACCTTGGCAATGCTGACTGCTAGAACTACCTCCAATGGAGGAATTAAGTTTTTCAGATCTAAAGAAAGAGTTGATTTTGATGGGGCCACCCACCCATTTTCTCAAAGGTTCAAAAAGATTATGAGAAACTGCAGTCATATTTCCTAAAGCATAAGAATCGGGGGTGTTGTCTATATTTAAGCGCGTTGCTGTATTAGACTTAATACCTTCATTGTACGATACATGATCACTTATTTTTTCCATACATTATGTACCATTTATGCAAGGTATAACCTATAGCTATAATGGATAGTATTATTTTAAGAATAACATCTAAGTTTGTCATAGACGACATCAGCGCAACTAGATTTAGGCTGTAAATTTTTATATCACTTAGATTCATTTTGTACATAAATATAATTAAACTTAATATCTCCCGCTGTTGTTGTTGCTATATATGTCATTATTTTTTTGATTTTTTACCTGATCTGTTCTGACCCTTCATTGCACCTGGCACATCTCCGATTTGGTTACCCACCTCTTTGATCGCCTTGGTTACGTCTTTAAGCTCTTCTCCGACACGATCAACTCTTTTTGATACATCGGCCTTCATTTGAGCAAACTTTGCTTCTAAGATGTCGGGTATCATATTGTTGTTTTTATCTTTAGTAAGACCTTTTTTTGTTAGCCATATAGAGGCTAAATTTATAACGATTAGTAAAACCACTAATCCGATTAATATTGATGTAGTCATAGTTTCATTTTTTAATTATTTTAGGTTGCTGCAAATGCCATATAGATGTAGGTTCCACCAATTGTATTAAGCCCAGCCCAGCTTGATTTAATTTGAAAATTAGTTGCGTTAAAATCAACAGATTCTGCATTAAGACAAGATTCAGCTATAGCTCTATTAGGTCTTAAGTGACAAGTTCTTGGGTTTGATGTATTTCTAACCGAATCAAATATAAGCCAAGGTTCAGCACTTGAAGAGGATTTAATCATTACCCAAGATGGTTCAAATCCTGTTGTTTCAATTGGTCCTGTTGCATTTCCATCTCCTATATAAGACCCTATCTTAGAATAGCCTGCTACTGAATGCCAAGCGTAAACTATATACTCTGAAAGGTTATTGTTTTGATTGTTTACAGAAGAACTACCGGCTAAGAAGCCAAATTTTGTTGAATCCATATTAGATATATCAACAGAACCATTAGTTCCTCCAGAATTAGTCACAAGAGCATTTGCTTCATTTAAAAAACCTATAGTATTACTAGGAGTATAATAAACATTCCAGTATCCTCCGCTTGTTCCTCCGCTTGAACGCTGTTTAAAAATTGTAAGTTCAGGTGTAGAATTTAAACCTATTCCTACAGTTGCACTTGATGAACCATTTCCTGTATAACTAATAATACTAAACCCTGCTGCTGTATTAGCTGATATTTTTGTAGCTGCAAGGCTTCCTGCTAAAACTGCTGTTGATGCAACCCCATCTATCATAACACTAC